GGTCGTGGTCAGTGCTGCTCACACGAGATCGAGTACTTCGCGATGGCGTGCGCCGACAACACTCTCATGGAGCTTCTTGGCAAGCACTGGGTCGCGACCGGCGAGAGCCTTTTGTCATCGCACAAGAAGCCTGTCGAAACTTTGATCGACGAAATCGAAGCAGCACTGGAGAAGCAACCATGACCCTGCGCCAATTCCTTTTTGACAACTTCGGCTGGGATATTTACGACTGGGATCCAGACGACATTCGATTTTAAGAACACCCCTCACTCGGCTCCTTTCGATCTCGACAACCACGGCGGGATAGACGGCTAGGCAGCGGAAGTATCAAGCACCTCTGGGTGAAGGGGACCATATGGTACTAAGGTGTGAATGCCTAGCAACGTGGCAACCAGCGACGATTGATCGCAGCGGCGAACAGAAAAACAACAGCCGCATCTCTCTGAAAATACAGACCTATTTATTTCAACTCGCGTCTCTGCGTTAGTTGAAGCAACCAGTCTTTGGCCGTAAAGCCGGAGGTCCACCCCCATGTAATGGAGCTTTGAATGCAACTTCCTACTGACTACCAGTCCTACATCCACAAATCACGCTACGCCCGATTCCTCGACAAAGAAGGTCGGCGTGAACACTGGGACGAAACCGTCTCTCGCTACTTCGACTTCTTCGAGGAAGAGCTGGAGACACACCACGGACACAAGGTGTCTGCTGGCCTTCGCAGCGAGCTCGAGGATGCGGTCCTCAGTCTCGCCGTCATGCCTTCGATGCGTGCTCTCATGACTGCGGGTGAAGCCCTGCGTCGCGAGAATGTCGCTGGCTACAACTGCAGCTACCTGCCCATCGACCGGCCCAAGGCGTTCGCCGAGGCGCTCTACGTCCTGATGTGTGGCACTGGCGTCGGCTTCTCCGTCGAGCGACAGGAGATCAACAAGCTACCGACCGTACCAGAAAGCTTCGACCGCACCGCTTTCGACGTGATCGTCGGCGACAGCAAGCTTGGCTGGGCCGAGGCCTATCACACGCTTCTGACCTGCCTCTATGCAGGGACGATTCCGAACATCGACTACAGCCAGATTCGCGCAGCCGGTGAGCGCCTCAAGGTCTTCGGTGGCCGTGCATCTGGTCCTGAACCTTTGCGCGACCTGTTCGAATTCACGATCCGCACGATGCGCAATGCTGCCGGTCGCAAGCTGAACAGCCTCGAGGTTCACGAGATCGTCTGCAAGATCGGCGAGATCGTGGTGGTTGGCGGCGTGCGTCGATCCGCTGAGATCAGCCTGTCGAACCTGTCCGACCAGCGTATGCGCGATGCAAAGTCTGGTAACTGGTGGATGGACAAGCCCTACCTTGCGCTGGCCAACAACTCCGCTGCCTATACGGAGAAGCCCGAGGTCGGCCAGTTCATGGACGAATGGTCAGCACTGTATCGCTCACGCTCAGGCGAGCGCGGTATCTTCAACCGTGAAGGTGCGATCAACAAGATCCTCCGCCTTGGTCGCCGTGATCACCGTTATGACTTCGGCACCAACCCCTGCGGCGAGATCGTGCTGCGCCCTCGTGGCTTCTGCAACTTGACGGAAGCTGTGGTGCGGGAGCATGACGGCCTCGGTGATCTCAAGGAGAAGGTGCGCCTCGCCTCGATCCTTGGCACTTGGCAGTCCACCCTCACCCGCTTTAATTTCATCGAGCCTGAGTGGCGTCGCAACGCCGACGAGGAGCGCCTTCTGGGCGTGTCTCTCACCGGCATCTACGACAACGCACTGATGCGCGGTGACAACGGCCTCGACAAGCTGGCATCGACGCTCGAGAAGCTGAAGGCATCAGCCATCAAGGCAAACCGCCTCGAGGCTCACGACATCGGGATCAATCCTTCTGTCGCAGTAACGACGGTCAAGCCCTCTGGCACGGTGTCTCAGTTGGTGAACAGCCCGAGCGGTATCCATCAGGGCCATGCCCAGTACTACATCCGGCGCGTGACTGGGGACAACAAGGATCCCATCACCACCTTCATGTCGGATGCTGGCATTCCCAACGAGCCGCACGCAGCGAAGCCTCAGCAGATGACGGTCTTCTCCTTCCCTGTGAAGCTGGGAGACGGCACCGTCACACGCGATGAGGTGACTGCCCTGCAGCATCTCGAGCTGGTCCGCACCTACAACACGAACTGGTCAGAGCACGCTGTGTCCTGCACCATCAGTGTGAAGGAAAACGAATGGCCCAGCGTTGGTGGTTGGGTGTTCGATCACTTCGACGACATCTGTGGCCTGTCGTTCCTGCCGCACTTCGAAGGCGATAGCTCGTACACGCAGATGCCGTACGAAACCATCGGCGCGAAGGACTATGCAGCAATGCTGGCCCGTATGCCTGAGCACATCGACTGGTCGGACCTCGCCTTCTACGAGAAGGGTATCGACACAGTCACCGGCACCCGCGAGTTTGCCTGCGTTGGCAACACCTGCGAGATCGTCGAGTCCACTGAATCGCTTTAACCGTGAGGGGGCTTCGGCCCCCTCCCAACAGGGAAGTTGGTATGTTCGTATCTGATTTAATTAAAGAGACATGCGAAGTCTTTGACGTCTCACGGCGCGACCTCATGGGTCAGTATAGGTTCCCCTTCATAGTTCGCGCACGCTTCGCCCTGTACAAGGCTCTGCGCATGAGGGGTATGTCACTGCCCAAGATTGCTGGGGCCACTGGCCGTCACCACACAACAGTGATGAACGGCCTCGAGAAGGCTGACCTTATGATGAAGAACTGTCCTGACTACAGACAGAAGGTGGAGCGCATCGCTTCACTTTCGCGCCAGAATTTTGAATTCTGAGATCGGGATCTCAACCATAGGCTCTTGATCCTCCCAATCCCCACGCTTTGTTGTTCCACCGAACACGATGTCTATGGGGGTTGGGATGTTCACGTATCCCACGCAGTCCTGCCACTCCACGATCAGCAGTGAGATGATCGACGTGTCCCGACACAGGGCAGCGAGGTTCAAGTACTTGTGCAGGGACACTTGGTAGGTGGGGTAGGTGTGGATCGGGTTGCCCCGCGACTTGAGCTCAGCCCATGCCATGACCTTCTTGTCACGCAGCAGGGCGAAGTCCACAGAGTAGCGACGCGGTAGCTTCACCACGCCGACACCCCACTTCTCTGCCAGCGCAGAGATTACAACACGCTCATTGGCTAGTGTGTGTTCGTTCTCATAGATCAACGGACCATCTTTCTCTGTTCCTTCCACATCGACAGCACGTAGCACTCGACTAGCGACCGAGCCCAAGGCGGATCGCAATCGAGCGGAATGTCGTCGATAGCTGCCCTGCGAATCTCTTTAGTAGGTAGGTGGTATATGCGCTGCGCAAGGTAAGCCACCATGTGATCTCGGACCAGAGCGCGGAAGTTTTCCGGCACGTTCCTTTCGATCCACTGCATTCTTTCGTCATGCGTTTCACCCTTCGATGCTTGCTCGGCCCAGACTAGAGATTGCGGTCGTGTTAGTTTTTTTCCCGCCGCCTTCACTGCATCAACTCGAGCAAGGTCTTCAGCGGGATCACCGCCACAGACTCATGTCGATCTGCACGCAGGATCAGACCTGCATTGTCGCCCAGTGCCTCGAGCATCCACGCTGGGAGCTCCTTCCTGCGCTTGGCTTCAAACACCCAAGGCTTGTCAGAGAATGTCGGCGTGATCTCGACATCCCCCTTCGCGTAGCTGGTTGCGCCAGACAGAGGCACGCGCTGGGCCACGAGGCCATACTCCTTGGCAAGGTTCACGAGCTCGCGTTCGAACACAGCGCCTTTCGTTCTCGACATCTTTCCCATAGTCAGCCCTTTGCAAATACGAGTTTCAGTTCCTGCCAGATCGTTCGACCGTCGAAGATCCTGCGCAGGATGTAGCCCCTAGCTACAGAGACCACCGTAAAGATGCCGGTGATGATCAGGTTCTGGGACCAAGTGACGGGGATGTTCATCGCTGCAGCCACGAAGTACCAAGTGATCAGCGAGATCACGAACCCGACAGAGGTGTTGGTGACAGCCTCCATGAAGCTGTCCATCTTGTGCTGCTTCACGACACTGGATCCAGACAGTCACACACTGCGAACAGTGCATCCCTATAGCGATACCTCAAGTCATCAGGCCGCGACCACTCATCACCAGCTTCGTCTTCTTCTACGATTTGTTTGGTTATATGGCGAAGAACCTTTGGTGTGATGTCTTCCGGAATCCACTGTCTCTCTAAGCCAGCGCAGGAGCAGTGACTGCCCTCAACCAGCCACAACGTGTTGTCACGTTTGAACAGAACCATAGCGTCTCCGCTGTAGTTTTCGTATTCATAAGCAGCGAACAGAACCTCTGGCTCTGGCTCCTTCATATCGAACGCACGCTGGACATCTTCCCAGCTTTCGAAGAGGTCGTAATAAACATCCATCTCAAATCTCATCCTTGATCGTGTAGTGGTGCGGGTGGATGTTGCCGTACCGCTCGAGCAGCTTCTCCGCCTTCTCGTTCAACTCCTTGTAGAAGTTGGGCGACACTGGCGGACGGTCGTCCTCGCACTTGTTCTGGATCATCGCGTCGCGCAGCACCATAAGGCTGGCGATTGCCTTGGTGATATGGCTCAGGCCGCTGTCAGGATCGACGTCCTCGCCTTCCCAGTAGCTGAACAGGTGACGGATCGTTGCGTCGTAATAGACAGACGCCCTCACACCCACGCCACGGAAGTTGTGACGCCCGTACTTGAGAGCGCCTTCCATCATCGCGACACCGACCTCTGCCATGACTGGCGCAGACACGGTGGAGAAGGGAGCCTTCTTGATGCCGACTGTGTCCTTGGGGTTCGTTGGTTTTTCGACTGTGCTATCAATGGCGTATGACGAAGAGCTCGTGATGAAGAAGCTCTTCGGATCCGACAGGCGTGCCGCGCTCGATCCGATGGTCGATATGGCAGGCCTCCACTTAACGATGTCGCCGCCACGGCCAATGTGTTTCCAGTGCAGCTTGTCGGCGCTTTGACAGGTTATTTCCGTGCCACCGCGCAGGACAACGTCGACCATGCCAGACGGGCGAGCGTCGTATTTCTTTGCGCCGCTCCAAGGAAGCCAGTTGTCCAGATATATGCGCTCGTTTTCCGCGAGCACTTGGTTGTATTCATCCATTACTCATCTCCTCAACAAGGCGCTGGCACTGCGCCAGCAATTCCTCTTGTGTTCCAAATCGCTCTTCGAACCGCCGCTTCCAAGGGTGGACAGATACGAACGGTCCATGAGCATCGCCGCCTTGGTGGTGCGGATAGCAGAGGGGGATTGTCTTGAAGTGCGCGCCTTCTTTGGTGCGCCCGTCGATGTGGTGGAGCGAGATCTCTGGCGTGTAGACACCCATCCCTTTGCACGCGATGCAGCCGATCTGGGCCGCTGCGTCCATCCACCTCCGCTCCTCTGCTGTCGGCGTCCTACCCTTCACGCATAGACCTTTCGATCTGCGTGAACATCTCGTCGATCAGCTCCTTGGTCAGGGGCTCGCTCGAGTAGCTGTCGCGAAGGGGGTACTTGTACCAATCCAGCGTGAAGCCGGTCGGCTTGAACAGGAAGTTTGGCTGCACCAGAGCGCAGCTCTCAGCGTGTCCGTTCTCTGCAGCGAACGCCTGCCATTCGTCTCGGTACGCGCATGTGCAGTGGACGCCTGAGCCATGCGGATAGGGGAGCTCGTGCTCCACGCACAGCGCCTCGATCAGTACGTCAGCCTCGGCATTGTAATACCCGTGCGCGTCGCGGATCTTGCGGTACTCGGTCTGGTAGCAAGCCTCTCTGTGGCTGTGCTCCTCCAACCACTGATACTCCTTCAAGTCATACTCACAGTCGCAGTCGCCCCAGTAATAGGGCTGGATATTGAACACGTCGTTCCCGAACCCCCACGTCCACTCTGTGCCGTCATCGAAGTTACCGTAGCTATCGAAGCCAAGCTTCAGCATCCAGTCGGAGAACTGGTCCTGCAGACTGCGGTCTACTGGGTGTGTGCCTCGGCTGTTGCCGAAGATGAGATTGCCGAATTCCATATGCGCCTCCTCAGTATTTTTTTCCGCCGTCCTTCGTGCGGTTCTCGATCTTGTGATCCTCGCGGGTCATGTTGTAGAGCAGCTTCTCGATGATGGCCGCGCCAATATCCAACTTCTTTGCGCCGCACAGATCGAAGATCCGGATGACAGCGTCGGCCAACTCGACCTCGAGGCCTGAGCGATGCGGGAGCTTGTCGTCCTTCAGATCCTTGCGGTGCGCCTCCATTGCCTCCGACACTTCGCTGACGATCAGCATCAAGACCTCGCCGACGTTGCGCGTCTCGCGAATTGACTGACCAGTCTTGAGATCCGACCACCATCCAGCAGCGCTGTTGATGTCAAAGATCGTCCGCGACAGGGCGGTGACCACCGCAGCAGAGATGTATAGATTCCGCTGGGCTTCAGCGGTTTTGATGTCGTCCACATTCATGTGTTGTATGCCTTCCGTTCCATTCGCAGCGTCGCTGCCTTTGTTCTCCAGTGTTCGAAGGCGATCTCTCTCGCCTTCAGCTCTGCCTTTGCGAAGGCCAGCTCACCCCTTGCCACGCCATGCTCGAGCCGCGCATTGAAAACGACGTCGCTTTCGTCCGCGTATCTCGACTGAGCGACTGCGCTCTTGTGGCCATTCATTTCGCCTTCAACCATCGCCTTGGCTACGACGCGCTTCACGTCCGCCTCAGTCCTTGCGACGCGATACTCCGCGTCACGCAGCATGACGGCGACCTCGCGAATTGCCTGCGCGAAATTCTCCTCAGTCATAGTCACCCACCATCATGCGCAGGTACTCCTGCTTCACGATCTCCAACAGGGCGAGGTTGTCTGGCACGTAACCGTCCGTCGATCCGATGAACAAGCCACCATCCTTCTTCCAGCCGAGCAGCATCACGCTTTCGAAAGTCTCTGCATCCTCGAGCGCCGCACTCAGCACCCGCTCTGGCGGGATTGTTCCGTAGGTGATGTCGGGATCCGCATTCGGGAAACGGATTACATTGTCTTCGCTCATATAAAGTCCTCTTCCTGCTCATAAACATCGACCGGCTTGGAGAAGTTCACATACTTTCGTGGCTGATCTCCGCGCTTGCCGATGAACTGCATTGCCATGCCGCCCCAGTAGGTGCCGACAAATCCTTCCCACTCACCATTGCGCTGCTTGCTGCATGTGAGGCGCGAGTCGGGCGTGCCGAGAAGCTCATCCGGAACGTCGTCATACTCGTTCAGCTCCGCTATCTGGCGTTCCTTTTTCTTGTTGCGCCAGATCGTGAGGACGCTGTCCGCCAAGTCGGTAATAGAGCCAGAGCCCTTCACATCCATCTTGCCGGTGGGCATCTCCTCGCTCTCGCCCTTGCGCGAGTGCGTGACCAAGAAGACTGTGGTTCCAGTCGTGTTCTTGAAGTCGCATAGTTCCTCCATGAAGCGCTTCTGGGCGCTGTAGTCATCGTCGTCGATACCACATTTGGACATGTTGTCGATGAAGAAAACATCGATACCGTATTTTTTACGTGCATAGCTGAACACGTCGAGCATCCGCGTTGTCTTCGCTGTGCCGACAAGATCAAACAGCCAAAGCTTCTGCGCATACCAGTCGATGCAGGCGTTGGCATATGCCTGCGTCGGATCCCCAGTCGCTATGCCTGCGGTCTGTCGCGTCAGCCTCGTGAGCAGTCGGCGTGCTGGCATCTCCATCGATGCGATGCACACGCGCTTGCCCTGCAGCATCGCGTCAAGTGCGAACTGTCCTGCAAGCTGTGACTTGCCGTGGCCGTTGATCCCGTTGAGGATCACGAGCTCTGCGTCGCGGAACCGGAGCTTGCCCTCGAGGCCGACGATCAGTGGCTCGAAGCCGCGCTGATCCTTCTCATCGCTGAACAGTTCGCGGAGGATGTCCTCGCGATACTCAGTGGCACAGCGTAGTTCCTGCGGGTCGTACCCCGCCGCCATCGTCCGAATGCTGGTGATGTCGACACCGGCAAGCAGGCACTCGTTCAGATCCTTGTGTGGCAGCGGAGCTCGGAGGCAGCGGTGTATGCCCAGCCGCTCTGCAATCTCTCGTGCAGCGAGCTCGCCCTCTTCGTCCATGTCGAGCGCAAGGATGATCGTGTCGAACCGCTCGAGGTTGTCGAACTCGTTCTCGATCCACTGTTGCTTCGCACCCTTGCCGCCACCGAAGGGAACCGACAGCGCCGACACACCCATCTGGTATGCCGCCATCGCGTCGAACTCACCCTCGGTGATCCATATCTCTCGAGCGTTGTGATCGACCGCCTGCCAGCCGAAGAGACATGGCATCTGCCCAGCCGACGTCGGCCCCTGCTTCTTCTTGTCCTTGGTGTCGCGGAACTTGATCATCCGCGCTTCACCGTTGGGATCGATGAACGGGAACAGGATGCGGGATCCTTCCGCCGCAATGCGGAACGCCAACATCGTCTCTTCGTTCAAGCCGCGAGACGTCAAATAGTCTTTGACGCTTGTCCCCTCGACCTTGCGCGCACCCTCTGGCTTGACTGGTGGCTGGTATTCCTTCTTCGTCGTGACGAATGCAGGCCTCTCGACACCAAGCCACGAACGAATGTCGTCCATCGCCTCGATCAAGCTGCTGCGTTTCACAGCGCGCCACAGATCGACAAGGTCGCCGCCACTGTCACCAGTTGAGAAGTCGCTCCACACGCCAGCCTTCGGGCCGCTCATGTGAATGCGCAGGGACTGACCCTTCTCGCCGTCAAGTCCGCCGACGCAATACTCAGCGCCGTTGACCACACCCGCTGGTAGCAGGTGGCGCAGGGTCGGGAGCATGTTGCTGTTCAGCCTCTCCGATAGCTCACGTAAATCCATTTAGTGCCTCCATTCACTCTTGCCGTTGAGGGCTTCGTTCAGCGCCTCCACCTGCAGCTTCAACGCCTTGAACTTTTCGTACTTCTCTTGGTTCGACTTGTCCTGCAGCCAGCGGTCGTGTGCCATGTCCTTGTCGTAGGTCAGGTCAACAAGCTTTGCTCGCGCCTGCTGGAAGGACAGGCCAGCCATCGGGTTCGATGCTGCGTTGGCCTTGCCCTTGGGTATGAACATTCCTTGCCAGCCGCCGTTGATGTTGTGATCGATGATCTGTCGAACGGTCCAGCCAGCATCAACGCCTTCACGCAGAACCTTGATCGCCAGCTTCCGCGACTGATCCGTCAGCGGCTTCTTGATCTGTCTGCGCTGTTCCTCCCAATCGGACCACGCATCTGCATCAATCCAATCAGGGAGGATGAAGGCGTCAGCCTTCTTACTCTTCCCTTTATTCTCTTCTTTCTCTTCATTCCCTTTATTGTTCTGTGTCGCGGTGGTGTCGCGGTCCTGTCGCGCTGCTGTCGCGGTCCTGTCGCTCTGCCCTTTAGGATCGAGCTGGAAGGCGTTGTAATTGTTGATGGAAATGATGGTCACGCCTGTCGCGCTATCTATGCGGATCATGTCGCGGTCAACGAGGCGCGTGAGAAAGCGATTGGCCCAGTCTTTACTGCGTTCCAGATGCGTTGCCATGTCCCGCACTGACATCGCGAGTTGTCCTCGCTGCAGTTTTATAGAGCGCTCTTTGTAGCGCACATCGACCTCTCTCCAAGAGGCACGCAGCACCATCCACGCAAACGCCATTGCCTCTGCATCAGTGCGAAAGACAGAGTGATCCAACATGCGACGGTAAATTAGGACGTACCCGCCCAACTCATTCGACATTTCAACCTCCAATTTCTGCGGCCCTTCACCGCGCTTTTGTTCGCTTAAAAAATGTGACGGCAGGGCCAATGCGAAATTTGGAGGTTTCGCACAAGCGAACATTGGCCGGTTCCCGTCGCGATACGGTAGCCGTCACACACTGCACATATTTCGCTCGAGCAACTCGTGCAAGAGGAAATGTGATGGCGTTCTACCTCCGCCCGTTCGATTTTTTCTACTCGGCTTTTTATGTGTGATGCAGAGATGTCACAGCTCGATTCTTTTTCCACATGTTTCGAAACACAGGAATTGACGTGCCAGATCTAGGCTCTATGTTGTGCGTCGACACGATGACTCGTGATCGGAGAAAGGAATGGAAATGGAAACGCACATCGCTGGCATCCCGCTCAGCAAGTTGGTCGACGAAGCAGCCAAGCCTCGCGCAAGTGAAATCTGGAACAACCTGTCGTTTGTCAACGTCAACGACGACCTCGACAAAAAGAACGGGTACTCGTACCTGAGCTGGTCGCCTGCATGGGCGACGTTGATGGAGCACTACCCGACCTCGAACTTCTATTTCGAGAATCAGCGTGGTGAGAACGGCGAGATCAACAACGAAGGTCTGATCCGCTTTCCTGATGGCACCGCCGAAGTTCGCTGCGTCCTGACCGTCGACGGCGTGACGCGCACGATGTGGTTGCCGGTGATGGATCACAGGAACAACGCCATCAAGAACCCGAATGCTCGCGACATCAACGACGCGAAGATGCGCTGCCTCGTGAAGGCAATGTCGCTGTTTGGTCTGGGCCTTTACATCTACGCTGGCGAAGATCTGCCAGACGCTGCCAAGGCAAAGCCTACGCCGAAGACTGCCGCGCCTACCGATACCGCAGAGAAGGATGCGCTGATCGCCACCATCAATGCTGCGACGAACGTCGACGAGCTGAAGGCTGCATTCAGCAAGGCCAGCAAGTACGCACGCAACCGGAACGACGAGGCACTTCTCAAGGAAGTGACGGAGCTCAAGGACAAGCGCAAAGACGTGCTGATCAACAACTATTAAGGATCAGAGCATGGAACAGAAATCAGAAGAGTGGTTCAAGGCTCGGGTCGGCGTCGTAACCGGAAGCCGTGTCGGCGCAATCCTCGGGTGCAATCCCTACCAGAAGGAAGAGGATGTAATGCGTGACATGGTCCGCGAATATTTCGGCGCGGACAGAGAGTTCACTGGCAACGTCGCCACCAACCACGGTGAGCGGATGGAGCCTGTGGCTCTGGAGTTCTACGAGTACAAGACTGGGGTGTCAGTCGCTCCGACCGGCTTCGTCAAGCACGACGACCACGACTGGATCGGCGCTTCACCGGATGGACTGATTGGTCTTGATGGTGGCCTTGAAATCAAGTGTCCGTACTGGGCCAAGGCTCCCTACTCGGTGCTCGAGAAGCCGAGCTATTACGCCCAGTGCCAGCTCGTGATGGAGGTGTGCGACCTGCAGTGGATGGACTTCCTCTGCTACATCGACGAGGACAACTACCTGCTCGAGCGGGTCGACAGGGACGAGATCTGGTTCGACCGGCACTTCGCAAAACTTGAAGAGTTTCACAAAAAATACATCGAGGTGATCTCGTGTGAAACCAAAGCCAAGCCTTACTTGGAATCGGGCTTCGCTGTCATCTCTGATGAACGGGCGGAGCGGATGTCTGATCTGTTCCTGCAGATCCGTGAGGCGGAGGCGGAGATAGCTCCGCTGAAGGACGAGTTCGACGCCCTGAAAAAAGAACTTGGTGCCGAGTTTGGGTCATTCCAAACCGAGCGCATCAAAGTCACAAAGGCCGAGAAGAAAGGGGCGGTGGACCACACCGCTATTTATAAAACCGTAGACGTCGACGGCCTGCTTGCCTCGAAGGGCAAGAGTATGGAGGACTTCCGAAAAGAAGCCGTCATCAGCTACACAGTAAAGAGTATTGAGAACTGACATGGGACGACCCAGAAAAGACAGCCAGAACCGACTGGTTCAAACGACCATCGACGACCCGACCTACCGCGCACTGTGCGAGATGTCGATCAAGGAAGACCGGCCTATCGCAAGCGTCGTGCGGCAGGCAATCAATCTCTACATTGCGCATCTCGAGCGGATCCGCAAAGTCGAACTTATCTAGAAAGGCACAAGGATGGCTTACGAACAAAAACCAAATACCTTCTCACTCTTCCGCGACACCGAGGACCGGATCGCAGAGCGCAAGAAGTTCTACGCCGACAAGGGCTGGGATACAGATGGCGTTCCGATCTACAGCGGGAAAATGACGCTCGAGGGCGGCGAAGAGCTGAACATCGAAGCACGCATCATCGAAGGCCAGAAGGGCAAGTTCTTTGCTGGTCGCGTGTGGAAGAAGAAGCTGGTGACTGAACCCCAGTCAAACGGCTACTCGCGTCCGGCAGCAGCTCCTGTTGCTGACGATCTCGACGACGACGTGCCGTTCTGAGGCTGAACGGGGGGTGGCTGCGGTCACCCCTCAATCACATGGACGAATCGAATGACGCTCTTAATTGCTTGCCTGTTGATCTACGTCGGCGACCTGCACTACGGATGGTACGTGTTGGCAGCGTGGCTTTGGCTCGCCAAGAACTTCGTTAAATTCTGGGGTGCTTTTACAGATGTTGGTGATAGTTAGAAACGAAGGATCGGTTGTCTATGGAGGCAGGAACCTGACCGCAGACTTCGAGCAGACCTTCGACCATGCACTGCGTGTGGACAGGATTGTCGAGACCGTTGGCGAGGAGTTTGTCGAGATCTCGATCAAGCATCGTGACGGGTATCTCGAGACTGTTCAGTTGGATCTCGAGTTCTCAGAGCATGAGATCGACGACGTGCTGACGGTGGCTCTGGTGGGCTTCGTGCGTTGGAAAGAAGGTGACCGTGGACGGCGCAAGCCAACGGTCAGGCTGGGGTTTGATGCCCCGCGTAGCTACAAGCTGGTGCGGGATAACGCCATCAAGCGAACCGAATAAGTTAAATCATCTAGGTTGTGATCGGAATGGATTGTATGATGACGACAGTGGGTGCCTCCGACCATAAGGAGGCTTGTATGGAAAAGACTTGGAATGACGCCGCTGGGCGTTGGCTGAATGGACGGACTACCAAGTGGATCAAGCAAGAGACGCATTACGTCGAAGTGCTGACCGGCTACTTGGCTACCCTACCCCTCAGCCGAATCACGAAGGGGGTGGTGGCTGATCTTCGGGACGACATGCTCAAGACCCGAAGCGTTGCAACCGTCAACCGTTACCTGACCGTACTGCGGTCGATCCTGAACATGGCGCGGGACGAGTGGGAGTGGATCGATACCGCTCCCAAGATCAAGAGGATGGAGGAGCCCTCGAGGGTTCGGTTCATCGAAAAGGACGAAGCTCGCCGCCTGCTCAGGGAATTGCCGTCACATCTGAAGGACAAGGTTGTCTTCGCACTGTCGACTGGGCTTCGGGACGCCAACGTCCGCGAGCTGCGATGGGACGAGGTCGACCTCCAGAACAAGATGGTGACGATCAGCGGGGGAAAGATGAAGAACGGGAAGCCGCTCTCTATTCCGCTGAACGAGACCGCTTACGAGGTGCTGGCCAAACGCTGCAGGGACAAGAAGAAGGATCCGGAGTGGGTGTTTGCGTACGCGGGTAAGCCCGTCCACCGCAGCAACACAAAGGCCTTCAGGAAGGCTCTGAGGCGCGCTGGCATCGAGAACTTCAGATGGCATGACCTCCGCCATACGTGGGCGTCGTGGCACATCCAGAAGGGTACTCACACTGCGGCAGTGCGGGAGATGGGAGGCTGGTCCGACGACCGAATGGTCCAACGCTACGCGCATCTGTCGACGAAGCACCTGCGCAAAGTGGCGGACAACATCGGATCGCTGTAAGGAAATGAGGGGTGATTATCTTGTGGATAAACTACCCCTTTATTCCATAACTTCCGTGAAGAAAACCACGTAAGTTATTGATTGGAGCGGGTAACGAGGCTCGAACTCGTGACCTCGACCTTGGCAAGGTTGGAGGCACCCACTGCGGGAAAACTCCTTGCCGCTCCAGAACTTACGCGATAAACCTACGGACGCTGTGATGCACTTCGGAAGTCAGTGTATCACAGCAGCTTTCCCCAAATAAAAACCCTGCCCCGACCCTAGTACGGTCGGGGTTTTTTTATTCTTCGGATTCCTCTTCCTCTGTGTAATAGGTGGGAGCCGCCTTAAATCCCTTGGCGTACATGTACCCCTGCTTTGCCAGCTTCTTGCGTTCAGCGTCCAGCGTCTTGAGCTTCAGCTTCTTCTGAGAAGGGGTCATTTTGGGATCGGTGAGTATCGCGTCCCTCTGCTTGTTGATCTCGCTGATCTGTCGGCCAATCTTGCCAAGCTGCTTACGGGCAGACATGGGAGCCTTCATCTCCTCGAGATATTCAGCCGCCTCTTCTTCCCGCTGCTCGGCGAGCAGCTTCTTGTAGGCGCGATTGGTCTGGTCGGCCTCACGCTTGACCTCATAGAACTCGCCAACAAAGCGGCTGGGTGCGGAGTCGGCATCCTTAAAGAACCTCTCGACCCCACTCGCTGAAGCAAGCAGATCGCCGATGTGGTAGGGGTCGCCGAATAGGCCGTCAGCCTCTTTGGGTATAGCCCCCATTCCGGCCAGAACCGTATCGATCCCAGCCAGCATACCGGCACCCATGCTGCCAAGGTGGCCGCGAACCAGATGGTCCACGTTCTTTGGGGAAACGCCCAAGGCACCGCCAACAGCCTTTGCCGTTTCCGTCGTGCGCTCGTCATACCGCATGGCTGCGGGGAGGTTCATGTCCCCCATGTCATTGATCGGCATTCCCCTGAACGTGTCGTAGTTGAACGCTACCTCAGTCGTAGGCTTGACTGCCTGCGGTATGGGGTTGAGGGCGAACGTATTGAGGAAGGCGAACTGCACTTTCTTGGAAAGCTGAGCCCCGTCTCTATCCTTGATGTAGTCATACATCGCAACTGGGAACGATCCAAAGATGGTGCCAACTTCAAACGGCCTCGGGAGCACAACGCGAACATCTCCAATGTAGAGGATGTCGTTGAGCATCTTGTTTTCCGGCGTCTCGTTCTCCCACCGCTCGTCGTCTTGGAACAGCGCATACACTGCAGTAGCAAAGGCAGAGTACAGAAGGCCTCTGAAGACAACCTTTTTGCGAAGACCCATGATGGTGGCTTCGTTTGTTTGGTTTTCAGCAATCCTATAAAGGCCTTGGATACGTGCATTGAGGAACGGGATGATCGGCACAAGGCTCCTTACCGCCTCACCAATGTATCCCTGACCTGCGCCTTTGCGCCCAAAGTTTGTCAGGTTCATGGCCTCATAGGCTGCGGTCTTTTCGCTGCCAGTCTTTTCGAGGACGCTGTTGTACAGAACTACGCGCTCTGCAAACTCGCTGGCCTCGCCAAGGCGCTCCATCATCACGTAAGCGCCCTTGAACCGATCCAGAATATCCCGCGTTATACCGTGACCGCCTTCGCCTCGACGATAGCGACGACGGATCTCGTCAGCATAATTCTTGTCGCCCATACCATAGTCATAGCCACCCATGCCGGTGTTGACCTTGATCATGCGCGTTGCTTCATCGCCTCTAAGCGCGTCACGCATTCCCTTAAACGTGGCTATAGGTCCGCTGAGCTTTGTGTCTGTGGTAACAAACGTGCTGATCTTGCCGCGATACATGTTGGCGAGAATGAAGCTGGTCGTCATTGTTATGCCAGCCCTGAAGACCCCCGCTATGGAAGACATCGCTTTCATCCACACGCCCATCTGCTGCGGACCGAGGGCGGCGATAGCAACCCACACAGCAGGATCTTCGATCTTGTAGTAGACAGGCTTGCCTTCCACGCGAAGGCGCATAATGCCCTTTCCTTCGGGGGTCGGAACCCTCTTGCCGACGTCGTCGATGCCGAGCTCGTTCAAGGCATCGACAACATCAGCCGCCTCTTGCAGGGCAAGGTTCTTTCGTGACGCCACCAAGATAGACTGTAGGTTCTTGACGACGTTTTCATAGAGGTTGCCTATGTTGTTGTCGCTGCCCTTCAGCTTCAGGTCGAGGCCTGACTTGGGGTTATTTATCGCAGCCTGAACCTTGGGACCAAGCACCTCCAAGTCACCATCGTCTTGTTCGAAGGCGCGGTAGTACGGGATGTAGTCCATAGACTTCAGCTTTTCACCAAAGTCTGAGGTCATGAGTCCGGTGTCCACCGCATAGTCGAGGATGGCGCGGTTGAACTCTTGGTACTCGTCAAAGACTTGTCCGAATACCGCGTCAGCATTCCGCAGTGTCTCAGCGATCTCTGCATCCGTCAGCTCTGGGAAGCCTACACGCCCCTCCCTTCGTAGCTGCGACTCACGCCGAGATACTGCGTAGGTCTGGAACGCTTCCGAGTTGGCTTCCCCAATAGGCTCGAAGATCTCGATCAGGCCCTTGATGTTCTCGTTAATAGTCGTGAGCTCGCCGTCGTAAACGGGAGGGCCGTACTCGAGCGCAGCCTGAATGACGCCGCTGGACTGCGACACCATTTCCATCATCCGGCCAACGCTTGAGCCGTCTGTGGGAACTCTGCCGTCTGCAGGGTCAACGCCACGAAGGGCTGCATCCAAGAACTTGTCGAGGATGAGGGTTCCGTCTTTGTCGTTTACTACGTTGCGTACGAGGGCGCGACGGCGTGACTCATTACCCTGCCTGCCAACTAGGTTGTCGAGAAAAGTCGAGAAGAATGACTTCTTGTTCGACCGAGCAACGACCTTGTCCAACATGCTTTCTGAAACGCCGCCAGTGTTCCGCGCACGACGGCCAGAGAAGCGCACGCCTTCGCCGTCCATCATCTCGCGGATGCGGTCGGCATTCTCGTTGCTGATCGGCACAGCTTCGTCGATGACCGTCTCGGTGTCGCCGTTGCTGAAGGGATCGCTACGGCCAGCACGCTGCGGAGCGAGTTGAACGCCAGTGAGATCCTCGATCTGAGCCGCCCCGTTCTGGCGGATAAGAATGACGGGGATCTGGTCGATGCCAGCCGCCTTAAATGCAGTCATGCGGTGACGGCCTTCATGGCCCATTACGCGGCGAGGCTGTTCCTTGCCGGATGCCATGTAAGGATCCGCTATCTCGAGGAACAGCGGCTGGCTCACCTGACGCAGCTCGTCGACGTTGAGCTCGCGAGCGCGGGTCTTCGTGGGATCCATCGTGGCCAGACGATCACGACCATCCTTCGACAGAGTCAGGCCGAGGAACTGGTCGGGCGACATGAACGTCATCCAGCCCTTGGACTTCTTGTCGTCGAATGGGTAGGTGTAGTCTTTCAGGATCTGTTCGGTGCGCTCTGGGGTGTAAACGGCCCTGCTTGAGGGTGTCTGCTCCCCATCTACAACTCGCTCGGTCCATGTCCACTCAGGCATCAACCCAATTTTTTGGGGCGCAAATACAGTTTCGAACAAGCCTGCTGTGCGGTTAGCCTCGCCGTATGGGCCAAAGTTAAGCCAACTGTTTTGGCCGCGAGTTTCGCTAGTAAGTGCTGCTAGGGCGGGACCGGTGAACAGGCGAGCGTGCGCCTGCCACGCATTCTCCTCACCACGCGAACGGAACCCAGCGCCCTCCAGACCGTGACCAAAGGCGTCGTGGACTGCGCGGAACAGGTCGTTTGCCAGAACGGGCCGCATGACACCGCTCTGGTCGCGCCACTTGAGTCCGGTGTCAGCGAGCAGTGGATTGGTGGAGGCGCGGAGGGCGGAGCCATCACTGCCGTACCCTTCCACGGTCGAGTACACAGCCATGCGCTTATTGTTGCGCAAGTCTCGCATAGCCTCCCACGGGTTGGTGCCGTAGGGGTCGAAGTCGTTGCCGAAGAAAGTGAACTCGTACCCAGCCTCGACTAGGGCATCGTACTGCTTGCGCGTTTGGCGGATGAGGTCTTCATACGCCTCGATCACAGCGGGGTCGTTAGGGGCGTCTTCCATCTCCTCGTAGGCTTGAGCCACCCTGCGAGAGAACGCCTCGTCGATTGCTACATACTCGGACTGCCGAGTAAGCGGTATACCGTTTTCTAGGGCGTAGTCTTCCGCGACCTTGACGAGGTCGGCGTTTGGACCTCCGCCGCGAACCTTTGGCGCACCCTCAAGCGGCGCAATTTCTCCGCCTCGATTGCCTGCTCCTCCGTCTCGTCGTCCGGTTCGACCGGAGTAACGGGTGCCGCGCTCGATGAGGCGGTTTCTGACGTCGGCTGGAAGGGTTCGGCGAACTTGATCCCCTTCTTCTTCAACTGCTCCCGCAGCCAAAGCTTGGTCTCCGGCGACAGCGGCTTGTCCGGCACCGCGCCCACCATCTCCCTGTCGTGGAGCGCCGTCGCTTCTTCTGTTTCCTGCATCGGTGTTGGCTGACGTGGCATTGGTATTCCTTACTGCTGCTAGTTCGGCGAAGGCAGTGTCATAGGACACATTGAGGTTGGCCTCAAGCTTTCCTTCTTTGAACAGGTTTACTAGATCTTTCTCTGGATACCAGACAAGCGCCTGCAAATCGGCGGGGGTGACATTATACCCCTTTTGCGCAAGCATTTTAACTGAGCCTGCGACAACGTCCCTGATCCACTTTCTCTGAGCGCCGTTGGTGGGTGCGTCGTTCGGCTTGAGTTGGCCTGCAAGCGCAACCGCCTTGAAGGCCCAATCAGGCTTGAGACCTTTTTCCGTAATCTCGTCAGAGCTCATGCCCTGCTTTTGCAGTGCCTTATACTGGCGTTCCCATTCTGCCGCCAACTGGATACCAAGCCCAACAACCTCTGCGTCGGTAGCTTCGTTGAAGCGCTCAGCGTACCCGTCTGGAACCTTTGTTGACGGATGGGCGTCTGCCTCGACTGCCTCACGCAGGCTTGTAATCTGCTTGTCAATTGCAGTGTCATTGCCAACAAGGGTGCCGGTCAGGCGACCCCATAGGCGCATGAACCACAGGTCAATAGTGACCGGCGAGAAGTTGCGGTTTAGGTTCTGATAGAAACCATTGCCGATCTTGGGTCCAAAGATAGCGGAGCCGTAGACCATCTCGCTTGCGAGCTCGCCACTAATTTTGAATGGCGGCTTATCAAGGCCGTCCTTAGCCTGCACCTTGCGACCAAGTGCATTGAGCTCAGCTACAGTAAACTCAGTGTTGAGGAACTGACCAAGCTCTCCGACCTTGCCATCAAAAACCTTCTCAAGCATGTAGTTTGCAAGAGCAAGGTTGTTTGTGATTGACGGGGCTTTGGTGCCGTACTTCTTTGACGGATCGAACCTGCCGGTCTCAATGAAGGTGTCGAACTGCTCTGTCGTTGCCCTAGCGTTGTCGCGAACCTTCATGTTTTGCGAGGTGATGGAAAGCGCCAGAGTGAACATCACTCGAGCATCTTCCTTGCTATTGATACCGCGACTGTTGCTTAGGCGCTTCGCAATATCATCGTCCCGAAGCATCGGGTAAATTCTAGACGCTTCCTTGATCGCGTCTTCAATAGCCTTGGTGTACCAGTCCAACGCAGAGCGTTTGCCGGTAGCCATCTCTTTCAAGATCGCTGCCTCAGCCTCTGCAGCAATTGAGTCCTTCAGATACTTGTCGGTCTTTGGGCTTGGACCAGTGATTCGATCAACGCCAAAGCGATTCATAAGCGCTTTTCGCGTCCGGTTCTGAATGAACTGAACGGTGTCCTTAAGCCCCATCCTTTCGTCTGGAACCTGCAGAGCCTTCGTGTTTCCGTTGTCATACAGAAACGGAATGGTTGACGTCGCATCAATCGGCGGATTGATCTTTTGTTTGCCGATTGATGGGTGCTCATACGTAGGCTTCTGACGGCCAGAGTATCTTTCGAAACCCTCTGCGCCGACAAGTGCCTTTGCGAGCTTGGTGGGTGCGGTGACATCATTCAGATACTCTTGCGTTTCCCCGCTACGGTAGCCTTCAAAGTAGTCCGCCAATGACATTACGTTATCGTTGCGGAGAAGGTTTCCAAACTCGCGACGGAAGCGCTCGATCATGTCGACAATGCGAGCAATGGTAGCCTTCAGACCGCGCATCGGAGAGCCGGTCTCCTTGGCGTTGACCAAAGCACCAAACGCAACGGCCTGTGCTTCATAGAAAGCAAGTGGCTTATCGCCGAAGTTTGCAACTAGGTCATCATAAAAGCTGACGCCATTGCCCATGTCTGTCGCCTTCAACACGCGCAAGATGCTTGCGTCGAATTGGTCGACGGTCATCCCATCTTCGAACACGTTATTGAGCATATCGAATGCTTGCGGGTCGTAGACCTCTAGCATGTCTTGGATAACGTGGAACGCCTCATGTGCAGCGCTTTCGCGAGTGTAAGCTCCCAGATCCTCGCTTAGCGACAGCGTGATAAGGCCACTCATTCCGTTCTGGCTTACATCGTAGATCTCATAGCTGCCTGTATTCTCAGCGCCAAGTTCAATACCGCTTGCAGCCGCAGCCTTGGCATTCGTAGCTTTGAGTGATGGGACAAAAAGAATATCGACGCTGGCATTCTTCGGCAGCACACGCGACATGACATCGCCTGCAGCGAAAGCGTAGTAAAACTGCTTTGGGGTGTAGCCGCCCTGCTTCATAATTGAGCGCAGGCGATTGGCAATAATCCGACCCTGACGCCCACGAGAAGCGATCTTGTTCAGTCGGTCTTCAATGACCGCTTCGTGATCAATCTTCTTCTCCTTACCCTTAGCCGCTTGGTCCTTACGCGGAGTTGGGTTGCGCGCTACGATGTCGCTGGCCTTGGTTACCCCGCGACCAACATCGTCAATGTTATTGTTTGTGTTTTCAGGACGAATGGGCCGCTCTTCAGCGGTCGGCTCAGCCTGCGTTTCAGCTTGTGGCTCAGCTTTGGTGTCGACCTGTTCTGTGGTTGCAGACGCGCCAGTAGCGTATGTGCGCTTCTTACGCTTGGATGTTCGTCCAGAGTAGCGGGTATTGTCGCCGTCAATCTCACTGTAAATTTCTGACTCTAGATCAGCGGCTGCGTTGTCACGCTGTGACTCGATGGCATCCTCAATAGCCGCCATCGCGGTGTCGTGTTTGAAGTCACGGTCGGTCTCGTCCTTGATGGCCTCGTCGATGTCGACGTAAGCGTCTTCATCAATCACGCCTTCTTTGATCAGCGTCTTGGCAAGCTTGCGTGCTTCACGAGTATTCTCTGTTTCCTGCACGCGCTCAAGGGCAGCATCAAACCGCTCGTTAAGCTCGATCATGCGCGGATCGTTGTCGATGTCGACTTCTTCCTCAGCGTCCTGCTGCTGGGCCTCTTCGACCTTCGGCGGTGTGCGCCGTATGGGCGCAGGAAGCTGGCGCTGCGCGGGAGGTGCGGTGACTTCGGGTGTGCTTGCAGCCTCAACAGGCTCCGGTGCTGGCAAGGCTTCTGCTTGACGGAGCGGTGCCTGCTGTTCTGGAGGAGCTGGGGCGTCTTCTTGAAACGGAACGACGGAGCGTGACTGGGTACGGTCGACAGACCGGCGCGGGTTCATGCTCGTTCCGACGCCAGCCTTTGGCTTGCGCAGATCACCAGCCAGATCCTGTGACAGACGAGGCGTTTCTCTTACGAGGCGAGCAAACAAGGTAGACGGATCTACTTGCTCAGATACAGTTTGAACGGATCCATCTTGAGCCTGCTGCTCGTACTGAATACTAACTTTGCCGCCTTCAGCGCCGACAATGGTTGCAGCAATTCCGCCAAGATCTTCGCCGTAGTATTCAGGGTTAAGAAAGAACTGGGGGGTCGGATCAGGAGCGCCTGCGCGAAGATCTTCACGCTGGGTTCCTGCGCCAGTGGCAGTGTCAAACCGCGTTTGACGCACGTCTGCCATACGGAAAGACTGATCAGTCTCTCGGAGCCTCTGAGCTTCATCTGAGGCTTGGCTCGGATTCATGATAACGCTGCCGTCAGCCACGACCTCACGATTGCCGTCTGCCGTTTCTTGCGTCTTCATGTACGGGCGTGCAAAGAAGGTCTCGCCCTGCTGAGCAGGCGGCGTGTAGTTGCTGACGATGTTGCGCAGGCCGTTGACGAACTGCTTGCCCGTACCGCCCGTCTCCACCGCTTTTGCAATTGAAGAAAGCGCTGGGCTCTCAGCCACAATGGCCGGATCAATCTTGCTCAGCTCTTCGGTGATCATCTGCCGCGAACGACTGACCGGCGTGTTGCCGCCAATCATTCCGGAGATCCGGCGCACAGCCTCGGGCTCAACGCGAGCAGCTTCCTCTTGGTTGAGGATACGTGCGACCTGCTGAACTTTCGTCGCGTCGCTTACCGGCTGCGACATGATGTCGGCAATGCGCGGATTGCTCTGGTTGTTGGTGGCAAACTCGAGGATCTGCGTCGGGGTGTAACTCATCCCGCCAGCGGAAATATTATCCATGCCGCTCAGATCAGGCGCGCTCGGCCCTTCAAGGCGAAGAGTAGTCTGACCGGCTGTTTGATCTCGCGCCGTAAGGGCGTCAAGGAGCTCGTTGTCCTCTGTACCGCGCTGGGAAGGATCTATTTCACTGTTGGGGTCTTCCTTGATGAAGCGCCTAGCAACTTCAGTACCGCCACGAAGCACACCGCCAGCAAATCCGCCAAGAGCAAAGTCCTGCAGTGCTGACTGGCCAACCTCTACGTTCGGGTTGTATACGCCAAGCTCAATGAGGTCTTGAGCAACACCCGCCGCAGCCTCCTGAACGCCTTCTTCAATTGCGCTACCAGCAATTTTGCCAACAGCACGCTTGCCGCCCTGAGCCATTGCCCTACCAACTGCTGTGGTGGCAAATCGCTGACCAACCATCTCGACAACTTTTTGACCGTAGCCATTTGGAACTCGAGAAAGCAGACCCTTGACTGGAAGAAGTTCGGAAAGACCGACAGCGCCGCCGAATGTTTCGGCAAGTATTTCCTGACCCGAGGAAACCGTAAGTCCTTGTTCACGCGCCTGCTTGACGCGCTCGTCTTGCTGATCAACGCCACCACCAAAAGACATAGCGCCGACAGCAGCGCGTACAGGAACAGATGCTATGCCGCCTGCAAGATAAGGAACTGTTGAACCAAGTGCTTCACCGCCCATTCCGCCATAGCGCAGCATCGCGTTTTGTGTGGCCGCTTCTGGAGCGGCGTACTTTTTATTAAAGTCGTCGCGATATTCGCGCACCGATTCGGCAGAGTCATCAAAGCCAAGATAGTCAGCAACACCAGCGACACCGCCCAGCACAGTGCTTACCGCCCCCCGAGTGGGAGCGTTAACGATTTCGCGGCCAACGTCACCAGCGGTCGTCTTTATCTCCCGCCCTGAGTTGATCTTCGCAAGGATGTCCTCGCGCCTCATCTCCATAAATTTCAGCGCTTCTGCAGCGGCATTCGCCCCACGACCAGTGAACTCGCCAGCGCGCAGCCGCTTCGAGAGAGCCTGTATCTCAGCTTCGCTCTTCCTTAGCTCCGCCTGCCACTGCGGGTTGCTCGTCCTTTGTGACCTGTTTTGCTGAGAGGCTGAAGCTGTTCCCGCTTGAGACGAGGACGACGTACCCAAGTCTTCCCAGCGAGTGGGCGCAAACCGCAGTCTATTATTATTTTCAGACATCTTTAGCCTTCTGCCGCAAAGGAAATTTGTTTATGAGCCCATCCGCCCCATAAAGCGGAAAACAAGATCCGTCGTTATGTTTGGATCACCGTCTTCTAGCTTAGCCAAGCGAACGGCCAATGCTTTTTGATAGGCGTCCTCGGGTATTTTCCCCGACAGCACATCTCTGTTAGTCGGATTTTTCATCTCTTTCTCAATTCGAGAGGCTTCATAATTCAGGATGTCGTAATACTCTTTTTCATGAGTGTTTTGAAACATCTGGACCATTCGTCCCTTTAGGACAATGTCGTTGTTAATTCCTTTGAACACATTAGCCGCCACAGCGCCAGTCTCAAAGAGAGTTTCTGGTCTGACGACGCCGGTAAAGGTTTTGATTTTTCCAGTCCTCGCGTCCGGTCCACGCAAAGTCAGTTCAACCATCTGCATCGGGCGTCCGTTCGCATCCTTTTGCGTGGTCCCGCGAATATTCGCAACCCTTGTTTGCGCGGGGTTAAACCCTTGCGCCTTGGTTGTTGCGTTAACAACCTCTGTGTCTCTCGCAAATCTCAACGCAACGCCGAGTTTCTTGCCGTTGTTAATCCAATTCCCAAAGGGATTCTGCATAATCTCTTCAAGCACTGGTGCGTCGTACGCTTTAGCTGCGAGTTTAATTAGAGCTGATCCGGCAATTTTGTCCCCAACAAGGCGACGCATGTTTTCTGGAGTTGGATTTTTAGCAGCAAGGCCTATGGCTTGCCATCCAGCTCGAAGTTGTTGTGATGCTATTCTGTCTGCTCGCTCGTCATTGTACATCCGCGTTCGCAGGCCGAGCTCACCCCTGCTCGTATTGGAGTTTATTCGGCTTGTTTGAGCGTTGAATTGGTCAACGGACAATCTCCCACGATCCATCTTTTGGTCGTGATCAATCATTGATTGACGGTTCGTCGCCAAAATCCCCGCATCCTTTGCTTCTGCTGTAGCCTTATCAGCCAGACCTTTAGCGGATTGCGTTCTAAAGCCACGCATTTCGTCACTGTTTTCAAAGTCGTAAGTGCTCTGCTCGCGTCTGTCGGCATTGACCAAAAGCTCGAGCTGCTTTTGCGCCTGACGCCGAGCATCTAGTTTCATTGCTTTTTCAAACGCACGATCCTCATCCTGACGCGCCTCATCGCGATAGGACTTGAAGACGCCAAGCCCTTGATTGAGAGCATTCGAGAAGGACTCTGCGGGATCGATAAACGCTGCCATGACCTAAAACCTTAAAAAATGTCAAAGAGAGAGTCGAGCAGAAGTGCGGCTCCTGCGCCAATTAGTAGCGGGGTTGCCACGGTTCCTACTGCGCCAAGAACGCCGGTCGCGCCGCTTGAACCGGCGGCTGCTGTTACGCCTTCAGTTGCGGCAGTTGCGATTTCAGGAACTAGTGCGCCAGCAGTCTCTCCAGCCACCGCCAGTGTTTCTGCTGCAGCAGGAAGAGCAGACACCGTTCCGGTTTGTCCAAGCGATGTCATTGCACCCGCTTCGATTGTGCCGAGTGCGCTGGGGCCGCTAATCGGAACGGCAAGCGTTTCGGCAACAGGGATAGCAGTCGCGACGGGGGCTGCAGCAGGAGCTGCTGCTTTCGCACCAATGCCGCCTGCCGCTGCCAACTTGTTTGCACCAACTGACGCGCCAAGGCCTGCGCCAGTGGAAACCATGCTGGAGCGCTGTGCAGCACGAGCTGCTGCCAGTTGGTCTGCCATCGCCATGCGGCTCGACTCGAGACCAGCAGTCTGCTGGAAACCGACCGAAGCCTGACCGAGCGTGTTACGACCTACACCAATAAGACCCGCCATTACTGACCTCCTGCGGTACGGCCAGATCCAGACACGAGCGACAGTGCGCGCTCCTCGTCTGCCATCCGAGCCTGATTCATTGCGGCCACACGACCGCCAGTGATCTCATTCGAGTCCGCCATCGAGGGGCCGCGATACTGAAGGCCGAAGCGTCCCATCGCACGCTCCTGCTGGCCCTGCATGTTTGCGCCTGCACTCATGACCGACTGGTTTGCTCGAGCAAGATCGAAGCCAAGATCCTTGGTGTTCCGGCCATTGACCTGCCCAACGAGATAGTTCTCGACCGGCGCGAACCGATTGAGATAGTCCTGATACTGGGCGCGCTGTACGGCGGCGCTCAGGTTTGAGGCACCCCTGCGCTTGTCACCGATATACATGGACGGATCAATCGATCCGTATGCGCTGGCGCTCGGGTTATAGGTAATGTTGCCGTCTTGCCCAGCGGTGATCGTGTTGGCATTCGCGTCAGTAAAGCCAGCCGTCACCGGCCCAGCTATTCCCTGAAGAGCCCTGCCAAAGATCCCACCCACCGCTGGCGGCGGTGGTGGCGGGAGGTTCGGGAAGCCCTGTCCAGACGTGACCGGCTGAACGCTTTGCATACTCGAGCGAGCTTCCGTCAACATGGATGGAGAGGCGCTGAAGGTGTTGTAATCAGAAAATTGCTGGCGGAAATCGGCGGGGATCTGGTCATCACCACCCATCACAAAAGCAAGGTTTTCGAAGAAGCTCATCTATCAGCCTCCCATTGGATTGTTGTTGTTCGTGGTCGTACCACTGAATGTCGGCGATGGAGCCTTGGGCTTGTTCAGCTTGTTGTCTACGAAGGGCGACGCCATGTAGCCAAGGCCAGCCGCCACGCCTGAGCGAATAGCACTGCTCCTCGAGAAGGCCGACTCCGCTGCTGCGTTGGCGCGCTCCTGTGACTGGCGAGCAATACCGCCAAGGCCGTCGATTGCATCCGCCGCCTGTCCCTGACCAATCGCCATCACGCCCTGCAGGCCTTTGTAAAAGCGGTCGGTGTTGGCCACCTTTGCGCCAGACACGCCCAAGCCCTGACCAACGGCCTGAGCTCGACGCAGTGCAGCGCTGTTTTCTTGGAATGCGCCCGACGAAGGATCGACGCCCTGCTGGAACATCTCGTTGGCAAGGTTCTCCTGCCCACTCTGGAACCCTTTCTGGAATTCAGCAGCAGCAAGACCGCCAGCGGTTTCATAGTTCGGCTGATCCCGCACGTCAAAGACCTGCTGGATGTACTGATCCTCAAGGGGAGCGAAGACTTCCTTATAGCGATTGAAACGCTGAGCCGCGATCTCGGCCAGCGCACGCTGCTCTTCAGTCTCTTTCGGCTTACTACCTTTACCCATCAGAGTTTCTTCCTGTACGTCGTGCAAACAGTTTCATAGCCATGAGTTGCGGCTACTCTCTTGAATCCCGAGCGCGGGGAAGAGAATTCGAGATAGCTTGATTCCGCCGCTTTTGCCAGCTTTTCTAGCTGCGGCTGGTACTTGGCTATCGCATCACCAGTCTTGTTGTAAGCCGCCTCACAGACGAGGACAGACTCCTTCAAGTACGGGTGCTTATATTGGCTCAATACAACAAAACTGCCGCTATCGGAAGGATCCATAAACAAGAACAGTTTTTCCTGCTGCAGAGCCTCGAGAATGTCCTGTGCCGACCACTCAGCGCCGGTCTTTTCCGCCACCTCGTTCAAGCCCTCGATCAGCCAAGGGCCGCAGTCGAGCGCTTCAATCGATACGAGCATTCTTCGGATACCTTTCCTTGACCGCCTGCACGCGCTGGCGCATTTCCTCGAGCGCCTCACCGCCCTTCCACAAAGCATCGAGCTGCTCTGCGATTGGCGGATATTCGCGCACGCGCAGTTCGCGGTAGTCGGGTTTAAGTTGTAGCTTCACAGAGCACCTCCACTCGCTTCATGTAGTGGCGCGGATGGCTGAGTATCACCGTCACACTATGCGTGACACTTGTTTCCAGTTCGATGGATCCATCGTCAACGACAGTTTCAATTCCGCCAACCTCAACGGTTGTACCTGCTGGCAGGTTGCCGATCCCATTCGGTATCAAGACTTCCTCAAACTCTGTGCGGTGCGACATCCGATTATTGTCGAAGTCATACCAGACGTCGTTCGCGTTGAATTCATCCTCCAGATGCAGCACTTTACCAGCGTCCGGATAGGCTTCCGGCGTGACCTGATAGCTGATCGAATAGAGGCAGCGGCCCTCTTTGTCGAAGACGAGTGTGTTCATCGTTTGGCTCCTAGCACGGACAATGTCGCATCGCGCATAAAGGAAGAGTTATTTGTTGTTGCACTAGAAATAATTGATTTACCAGTCATAATTTTCAGGCGCACGCTCTGCACAGCACTGATCGATGTGGCGATGGCAATGGGCAGAGATGCAAAAGTGTTACCGTTGCTGGTCGTTGCGCCGACCTTGGTCGACCGCAGCACTTGGTATCCGCTGCCGGTGTCCATCAACAGCACGACAAGCTGGCCAGCGTCCTTCAGAGCTGTTGCGTCCATCGTCGCGTAGAACACCGCAATTAGACCGCCGTTCGCGCTGGCATCGCCGACAGTGATGAAGGGGGTCTCGAGCACAGTGTGACCACCAGTGACGCCGCCGCCGCTTGTGCAGACGTACTCATAGTCACCGTTGCCTGCGCCGACAAACACGAAGTTACCGCCAAATTCGCCATCGTAGAAATAGCTGCCGTTCGGGAAGTCAACGAACTGGTAGTCGCAGCTCGCGCCACTGCTGACACTGATGGTGTTGGTGACGTTGAAACTGGCGGCGGTATAAACGAGGGGCAGCGTTACCGCATTGCCAGCGATCTTCAGGGTGTTGACCGCAGCGTCCCCGATCTTCGCGCTGACGATTGCCGCATCAAGGATGTTGGCGCTACCGACTGCAGCAAAAGCAATCTTGGCGTTAGTGATTGCTGCATCCGCGATCTTGGCGCTGCTGATTGCGGCATCACCGATCTTCGCGTTTACGATTGCGCCATTCGCGATCTTCGCTTCGTCCACCGCCAAGTTGCCGATCTTGGCATTGACGATGGATGCGTCCTTGATCGTGGCGTTGTCGATGTAGACGCCAGCCGGAATGGTGACGCCGTTCTCAACGGTCGGTGTCGTGACCACAATGAACGGGGTTCGCGGGGTGACGTTCGGACCAGACGGGCTCGAGATCGCAAACCGATCCGCCCGTACGATGAACGTGGAAACCGGCGTCCCGTTGATAGGCGTCGATGCTAGGCCAAAGCCAGTCACATAGCCGTTGTTGTCGATCTTGACGGTGTACTGGCCAGACAGGCCGTTGACCGTACTGGCCGTTGCGGTGGCGTTCTGCTCCACCGACACACCGCCACCATTGAAGTTGTTCAGGCGTGCGTTGATGACGGAGTAGTCTTGAGCTGACGCAGCAGCGTATCCGGCAGCGTCGGTGACCGACTGGGCTGCTTGGTTCCTCGACGTCAACGCGCTAGATGCGCTGGTCGATGCGCTGTTCGCTGAGCCGCTGGCCGCAGAAGCGGACTGGGATGCATTGCTGGCACTGGTCGACGCGCTGGATGCGGAGATTGAGGCCGCATTCGCCGCAGTCTGTGCGGTGCTTGCAGAGCCACTTGCATTCGATGCTGCAGTCTGGGCATCATTCTTGGCCGATGTGGCGGTGACCGATGCGCTTATCGATGCCGATGCGCTGTCGCCTGCGTCGTCCGCGTATGAGGCCGCTTGAGATGCAGAGGTGGCTGCAGCACTGGCTGAGGTATTGGCTGCGTCTCTGGCACTTTCCGCCGACACACGAGATGTATTGGCCGACGATGCTGAGTTACTGGCTTCAGTGGCCTTTGTCGTGGCTAGAGTCGCGGATCCCGCCGCTGCGTTAGCAAAGTCTGACGCAGACGTCGCGCTGGTCGTGGCCGTATTTGCGGATGTAACAGCCGTTGCACTTGCGGACTCTGCAGTGTTCTTCGCTGACACAGCAGCCGTGCTTGCCACTTCTGCGCTGTTCTTGGCAGTGACCGCAGCGTCCTTGGCGACAACAGCCGCATCCTTGGCGGTGTTCGCTGTGACAGCCGCTGACTCCGCCGAGAGCTTTGACGTATTGGCTGCAGACGCCGAGTTGCTTGCTTCGGTCGCCGCAGCAGTGGCCGAAGAAGAGTTTGTCGCCGCAGCAACTGCAGACGCAGCGGCATTGTCTTCAGCCAGCTCCGCAGCATTCTTTGATGCTACGGCTGTGATCGATGCACTGGTGGCTACGGTAGCAGCCGCCTCTGCGTCGTCGGCATACCCCTGAGCTGCAGTCGAGCTGATGGCCGCTGCGCTTGCTGCAGTCTGAGCTGTGCCATTCGCTGCTTGGGCTGCGAGTTTCGCGGTGTCCGCTGCTGAAGCCGCGCTCGATGCGTTGCTTGCCGCAGTGCTTGCTGTGCTTGCGCTGCTAGACGCTGCGGTGGCTGAAGTCTGAGCAGCCTCTTTCGCGCTTTCTGCTGCCACTTTTGACGTATTCGAGGCTGTTGCTGCAGTCTGTGCGTCGGTGGCAAATGTCGAAGCATTTGATGCAGAAGTCGCCGCTGCGCTCGAAGCAATCTGCGCTGCGCTATTGGCGCTTTCTGCTGCCGTTCTTGCTGTGTTGGCTGCAGATGCTGACGTTGCTGCGTTCGATGCGCTGGTCGCCGCCTGCGACGCCGAGGTGGTGGACGTGGTTGCGGCACTGCTCGCCGTTTCCGCCGACGTCGATGCGTTGGTGGCTGCAGTCTGGGCCGTGTTTCTCGCGACAATGGCGTCATCTTTGGCCGCAATGGAGTCGACCTTGGCTTGGACGGCAATGTCCTTTGCGCCAATCGCCTCTACCTTCGCCGCGATAGAATCCGCTGCCGCAGCCTGCGCTGCCGCCAAGTTGTCGGCGGAAGACTGGGAGTTACCGAATGTGGTCTCGAGGGTGTCGATCTGGTTCTGCAGATTGGTCTGCGAACTCTCAATCGTGTTGATGCGCGTACCCAACTGTGTGTTGAGTTGGGAGTTTCCGATGGCCGACGTCAGCGCCGTAAGCAGGTACTGCGTGTTTGGGAGGGTGGAACCGGCCACGCCAGAGGCCTGACTCGTAGCCGACTCGATCCCGTTGATGTTTACGTTCGATACCCAGTAATAGTAGGTGAGGTTCGAGCCGACCAAGTCAGCATAGGTGCGGCTATTGACGTTGGCCAGCACCTCAGCATTGGCAAAGACATTCGTGGTCGAACGATAAATGCGGGTGTTGCTGTGG